AAAAAAATATAGTTAGAAAGTAAATGTCTGGTGGTATTGTCCAGCTTGTGGCGACGGGTGCTCAGGATGAATGGCTGACGGGGTCTCCTCAGGTTTCATTCTTCCGCTCGTCCTTCAAGCGTGCTACGCACTACGCGGCCGCCGTCGAGCGTCAGATCATTCAGGGCGCCCCAGCCCCAGGTGGCGTGTCTACCGTCCGCTTCGAGAAGAAGGGCGACCTGCTCTCTTACCTGTACATGACGGCCCGTGACTCCAACGGTGCCCTGGTTGCCAACCTCAACTGGGAAAAGGTCATCGACCGTGTGCAGCTGTACATCGGCGGCCAGGAGATTGACAGCCAGGACTTCCAGTACATGACCGACATCGAGCCGGTCGTCGGCGCCCAGAACATGTCCCAGCGCTACCTGGGCAACGGCACCGCCTCTGCTCAGGTGATGACCAACAAGGTGTCGACTTTCTTCCCGCTCAAGCTTTTCTTCTGCAAGGACTGGTCGGTGGTTCTGCCGCTGGTCGCCCTGCAGTTCCACGACGTCGAGATCCGCATCACGTGGTCTTCCAACCTCGGTGCCAGCGCCATCGAGGCGCCCACGGGCTCCCTGCCGGCCGGCAGCACGTACCAGAACCTCCAGTACGCCTTCTGGACCAACTTCGTGTACCTGGACAAGGATGAGCGCGAGTTCTTCGCCTCTCAGGAGCACAACATGCTGATGACCCAGGTGCAGCGCGTGCCCATCGGCACCGCGAACATGCAGGAGCTGGCTCTGGCCCACCCCATCAAGTTCCTGGCGTTCCAGTCCCTGCAGTACAACAGCACCGGCAACTACAACGCCGGCGCCAACACTGGCAACTGCGACCGCATGACCCTGCTCACCCAGATCAACGGCTCGGATGTCGGCGAGGCCAAGCACCTGCCGCACTTCGTGGACGTGGCCCAGTACTACCACACCCAGTTCGGCTACAACCCGGTGCCCAGCGGCACCAACCCGACCACGCCGGTCGCCATCATCCCCTTCTGCCTGGACACCGGCAAGCTGCAGCCCACCGGCACCCTCAACTTTTCGCGCATCGACACCTACCGGCTGGTCGTGCCGGTCGCCCTCACCAACGGCGTCAAGGGTCTGTGCAACTCGAACATCACCGTGCCTTACCTGTACGCGGTCAACTACAACGTCCTGCGCATCAAGAATGGCATGGGCGGCCTCCTCTACGCCAACTAAAAATTTCATACGCAAATAATAATGCAGTTCTGGCCTTTGATTCTCCTGCTCGGGCTGCTCTTCCTCATCACCTATAACCCTGCGACGGGGAACCTAGCAGAGTTTTATGCCGAGGAAAAAAAACCTCATGACTAATAGGATGGCCTCGGCCAATGAGACTTGTCGACACAAGGCTATCGCAATCCCAGTTAGTTATATAGACTCGAAACCATACTTTCTAGTGGTCCACGACCGCCGGTACAAGGAGTGGACCTTTGTGACAGGCGGGTGCCGCCGGCGCGAGGTGTACAACCCCCTACGATGTGCCGTCCGGGAACTCGCAGAGGAGACTCGTGGAACCATAAACTTGAAGAAAGGCTCGTACTCGTATTTCAAGTTTACCAACCAAGACCCAGAAGACCAGGTCACCAATGTGTATCACGTGTATATATTCGACGTCCCTATGACGCATATAGAACACAAACACATTGTCAGGAGATTCGGAGAGGAAAAGGAAAAAATGGAGACCAGGCAGATGGCCTTTAAAAAGAATTACGACGAAAATGATCAGTGCGAGTTCGATACTCTCGAGGGGATCACCAAGCGCACAAACCTATGGAGCATGATCAGAAACAAGGTGGTCCAGAACCCGGAGTTCTACCAGGCCCTCAACAACAGCACGAAGCAAAGCTTCCACTTGCGTCAGTAAAACAAAAATAGAAAAACAGTTTACATTAATGACTCAGAAAAAGTCTGCACTTGCCCAGCACCTTGCCGACCTCCTCAAGGATGGGACCGACGTCAAGGAGCTGGAAAAGTGGACCGTGCAGAAGCTGCACTACGAGATCCAGAAGATCGAGGAGGAGGCGCCGGCCAAGGAGCCCGAGGCGCCGGCCGAGCCCGAGCCCGCCAAGGAGGCGGAGGCGGCACCGGAGCCCCCCAAGAAAAAGAGCCGGAACCTGCTGCAGATCATTCTGGGCGACTCGAGTGACGATGAAGAGTGAGTTAAAAATAGCAGGCAATTTCTATGTAATGACAATCAGGCGATGGCTCGTGCCGTCGCCGCCCGCAACGCACCTCCTCATGGACGGTGGGATCCTCCACGTCCCCCATGAAGAGGCTGACGAGTTTTTCAGAACGTACATCCAAGAGGTGCGTCAGGGTACGAAGCTCTATGTAGTTGAACAAAAGACGGAGCGTTTTCGTTTCTTCGTGGACATTGACTATAAAGCACCCGAGAAACTGTCTGAAGAAAAGATTGAAAACATTTGTCGAACAATTCATTCTGTAGTGTCCAAGGGGAGGTGCTGCATAGCTCGGGCCAGGCCAAGGCCGTGCACCGAGGGCATCAAGACTGGCGTCCACGTGCACTTCCCGGACGTGGTCGTCACCAAGGGCGAGGCGCTGTCTCTACGGACGCGCATACTCTTGGAGCTCGACGCGCGCGACCCGAGCCTCCCGTGGTCGCAGATCATCGACTCGAGCGTCTATGGGGGCAGCGGGCTCAGGATGCTCTGGTCGCACAAAAAGCCGACCGGCGACCCCTACATCCCCTGGAAATCCCTTGGGGGTGAGATATTCGCCAAGGACCCCGACACGGGCATCCTCGAGCTGTTCAGCATCCGGACGCTCGCAGAAACCACCGAGGAACCGTGTGAACTGAGCCTCGAGGACTCGGAGCCGCTCGAGCGCTTCATACGCACCAAGTTCACCGGCCAGGAGGACACGAAGGTCAAGCGCGTCATCAGACACGAGCACAACGGCTGGTACATCCAGAGCAACTCCAAGTACTGCGAACGAATAGGAGATCGGCACAAAAGCAACCACGTGTGGTTCAGCGTCAGGCAGGGCGGGATCATCTCCCAGAAGTGCTTTGACGAGGACTGCAAGGAGTTTTCTGGGCGCGAACATAATCTACCGCCAAGTATAGTGGAGAAACTGAAGAATGTTACTTGTCTGGATTCTACTCCTGATTGCGCTATTATGGATTTTCTCCCCCCAAAAGCAAAATCCTTTTATAAAATTAATACACCCGTATAGCGGGCTCGCGCCGGACATATGGGAGCGCTTCGTGACGCACGCAAACGCTGGGCAGAACAGGGAGGCGGCCGAAGCGGCTAGAGAATTGGCCATGTGGTCAGAAGAGCATGCTGATCACATAAACGAAATAGCAGATAAAGTATATCACCACCAATAAAGGCAATGGACACCCGCACACGGTCCGGCCGCGTGTCCAAGCCCCCTGTCCGTTACGAGCCAGTTGAGGTGGTCGAGGATGACTATGCAGATGAGGACTATGACGATGACGAGTCTGACGTGAGCTCGAGTATTTCATACGACTCCGAGGAGGAGGCGGACGACGAGTCTGGCAGCATCAATGAGTTTGTAGTGGAGGATGACTCGGACTCAGATAAAAGTGAAGATGAAGAAAAGCCCAGTGATGGAGGAAAGTCCAAGCCAAAGCCAAAGCCAGTTCAAAAGCGACCTGCAAGACCTGCCCCAGCCGAAGCTTGAGATCCCGTGGCAGTGGGTTCTGCTCGGAGTCCTAGTAGGCGCGTTTCTTATGAATATGAGGCCTGTAGTGATCAGGCAGTAACTGCATACATGGCGATACCGGTGTCATCTACACCAACAAACTCGCCCCATGTGCCTGGTTTTTTGGCATCCTCTTGAAGGATGCCTTCCCAAGCATTAGTACGTAAGTTGCTATCTTGCTCTTTAAAGAAAGCAGCATCGTAAGGTCCAGCCCCCTCGCCCCCGGTAGTCATACCCTCTCGTCTAGGCTGTAGAGCCAACCAAACGAGCCATATGACTATACCGGCAGCGAAGAGTCTGAACACGTCTTTCATTATTTTATACTTAGAAAATTACTCCTTGATCGTCTCGATAGTCATCGATGGGCCCGCCTCCTCCTTGCGGCGCTCGATCTCGGCCGCCACCTCGGCGTCAGCCAGCTTCACAAGCTCCTCGATGGCCTTGTCCGGATTCTCCTTCTGGAGCCGCTCCAGAACCTCGGCCGGGTGGGGGATCGGCGGAACGTCCGGCTTGCTGTAAAACTTGCTATTCTCATCCCCGGGCTCGATGTACGGGTGATCACCCTCCTGGGGCTTGGCAATCATATCGCGCTTG